TCATTGGCATAGCCAATACCAAAGCCGCGCTCCTTGATTGGAGCGTACAACTTCTCATCCCACCCATCAGTTCTAACTAAGTGGTCATCACCCATAAAACTAATAGTCTCATACTTGTCGTGATACTTATTGACCAGCAGGTTCAGTGTGCCATTCATCTTTAGTCTTGGGTTAACCTCACGGATGACACCATCTATCTCAGGGTAGTTATGAGCATCGTCATCATCTAGGCCAATCATAAAATCAGATATCTTGCTGTGCGCTTTGAGCGCATCAAAGGCTTCGGCAGCTTTGTCTGGTCTGCCTCTTGCTGGGATGATTACTAGGTTAGTGTTCATAGGTATTTATCCGTAACGTCTCGGTATTCTTTTTCTATGTCTGAGTATCCTGGCATCTGACCAACCAGTGCAGGCTTAGCGCAGTATGCTTGAATGTGTGGATGTTGTGCTGCCAGTGCCATATCTATTGGCCAAGCGTGGAACGATGAGCGATAGGCATTGTGCAGATACTTACGACTGATGCCATAAGCGTGAGCAGAGAAGCTATCCATCATCTTTACTACACCATCATCGTGCTGTTGAAAGACGTGATGCCAAGCACCAAGATAAAACATATCCCAGTTCTTCGGAACTCTGTTATACACAACAGATAGTTTAGCATTAAAGTCTTCAACAAATAAAGCATCATCTTCAAATATCAGCAGGTTTTCTACTTCATCATCTATAGCCTGCTTCATTATCTCTTGATGACCTCTCTTGCAGGCATCTCTAGGTATGAACTTAGGTGGGTCTGCCTCATAAGCAGAGAACCTCTCATAGGTAAAACCAATCTCCTTGGCCTGCTTGTCAAAGTGTTCCAGCCTGTCAGTTCTTTTATCTAGATTAAGTACTACAATCCTGTCGAAGATTTCGTTTAGCACTAGTAACGTACCTCAGCATTACTGCGCCTGACCATCCTGCCTATCTCATCTACATTCTCTATGCGACAGGTAGCGTAGTCAACAAATAATGGTACGTGCTGGTCAGCATTGGCATACATAGGACCGAAGCGGTTCTTTACCGGAGCCACCCGAAGGGTGCCTTCCAACGGTGAGTATCCCAACGTTAAGATTAGTGACGGAAGTTGAGATACCTTACCGTGGATGGCTCGTCTAGCAGGAGGGGTAGTGGTATCACCATACTCACCCTGCTCAGAGACGTGGTGCAAAACCATAACGCAGGCTTCAGTCTTTCTAGCCATATCGTGTAGCTCCATCATTATCTGACGAAGGCCTGCCCATTCATTTTCGCTCTCAGCAACTACGTTCATTAGGTTATCTATGACTATTAACTCTGGTGCTATGCCATAGACTTCAACGTAAGCCTTTACCTCTAGTTCAATATCATCTAGTGATGGAGATGAATCAAAGACCCATTGGATATGTGTCATATCCTGCAGGTACTTATCGTAATGCTTAGGATTATTCTGTAGGTTAGTCTCGACACTGACCTGTCCGTGACCTGACAATGCCGAGGCTACCCTAATCATTACCGTTGCAGTATCTGTATCTGCAGAGAAGAACAAGGTTGGTACCTTAGCTCTAATTGCATAGACCAAAGCAAACATAGACTTTCCAGCGTTAGGTGCAGCGGCAACCATACACACTTGACCGCGCCGGAACTTTATCTGTTTACTGCTTAAGTCTTTCCAGACATCGGGCAGAGGCATTGCTTTGGTTGTGACACTGCTCCAAGCACGTGACAACTTAAGCACTGCGTTCCTCCCTTGGTAAAACTATCCCTCGTTTTCTTCTTATCAGCGTTCTTTCGTAGGCTGTAAGGCCTCCCCATACACCAAATCTTTCAAATCTGATGCCCCATTCTGCACACTCAGCTTTATGGATACAGTTGTTACATATACTTCTAGCGTAGACAATATCCCCGTTGGTGCCGTATCCCTGTTCAGGGAACCAGGCATCACCGTTTCCTGTTTGTGCACATAGCGGAGCCTCGTAGTTACGTGGCTCTCGCATCGAATCACTTGACCCAGATTGTTGGGCACTTGTCTGTTGCTCCCTTTGGAGCAGCACACATATAGCCCTTCCAAGGACCTTTGGCTCCAGTACCTGTACGGAACTGCATCTCACCGTGCTTACATACGTGTCCATCACCGGCAGCAGGAGCTGCTACCTGTGGTGTATAACTACGTACGGGCGCAGGCGCAGCAGCGCCTCCGAAAGATTGGCTAACGCTTCCAATAAGGGTGGAAAAGTCTTGCGCTGCAGTTAGCAGCGATTCTAGTTCCTCCTTGTTTGATGCGTAAAGATTGATAAGAGTTCCATCTGGTGACTTGAAGTTCACCTGGAACTTGGTTGATTCTGGTGCAGCCATTTACTTTCCTCCGTTATGTTTAATTGAAAGCCTTGCGCTTTCCTTGCCTTGCTTAGTTGGCACGAAGCCTAGTGCTTTCTCCACCGCTTCTTTGTCAACTGTATTTGTTTGGACTGTTGTCCACTTAATCTCGAAACCAGATTGAGTTACGCCGAGTAATCCAGAAAGCCCTTCTCGCAATGCTTCCTTTCGTTCGGTCAGTTCCTTAATCTGGTTGTCGAGTTGTACATATTCCATAGCAGAGGAGTCTGCATCTGGACTATCAATCACTGGAAGTTCAGTTTTTGTAACTTCTTTTTTTAGACCAACGCATCCCATCTCGCCTGTCGAGTCATAGTACTTGCAATAGAATTTGCAGTACGACTCATCGCGTTCCGGTGCTGGTGCTTCAGCAGAGTCTTTGATAGCAGCAAGCCAGTCGAGGGCTTCTAACGCTATCTTCTCATCGTAAGGTTCAGAGTGGACTTTGATATCGCGCTCATCACCATCTCTTGGTATGGCTACCAAATTAACAGTCTTGACCTTCCCCTTGCCAGACTTCTCAATAAGGTAGCCATAAGTTTGTACCTGCCAGCGTTGCTGCTGGCTTGGGAAGTAGCTTAGGTTCTTAGCCTTCACTGTCTTCCAGTCGATGACATCTCCTGAGTCCGGTAGGAACGCATCGACGTGAGCCTTCATCCCGTTGTATTCAACGGTAGTCTCCAGCATTATTGAGTTGTTACCAGCGAAAGCAGTTTCGATTGCTGAATGGATTGCCGTGCCCATTATGGCAGCTAGCTTTAACTCATTCTCGTTTGTCTCTGGCTGGTTGTTGAGTCGATACCAAACCTTACGGCGGCATCCACCCAATTCTGATGGACCAATCTGCACCTGTGTGCTACGTGGTCTGTTGTTTTCTCGCTCGTGCAATGCTTTTACAAGCATCTCTTTTATATCCATAGTTGCCACCTTGTAAATGTAACATTGAAGAATAGAAAGTTCAACTGAAATATAGACGCTTCGTGAGTGCCTTCGGGATGGGCATATAGTTTGTAGTAATCAAAACCCAAAGCAAAGTTATTTATGTAATGACGATTGACGTGAATCGTATATCGTTTCGTGTCCTTCTTCATCAGTACTCCTTATCTTGAGTAACCAACTGTATGGGTGGACAAGTATTAACGTCAAGCACCGATGCTATTTCTACAGCTCTTCGGGCGTGTCGCTCTGGGTCTAGATTAAGTTGACGAACAGGTAGACCAGCAAGGTAGCCAAGAGCAAACTGCCCACCAGAGCCGATAGCGTAGAGATTATTGTCGCTCTTGATGAACGATAGGTCCACTGCGATATGAAATAGATTACCGTTAAACGCAACGAGATAATCAAATCCCGAATCCTTATCCTTTGTAGCTTCATAAGGTTCATACCCATTCTCTTTGAACGCCGTGATTATGGACGGCAGTACTTTCTTACCCATCCATTGGATGGCATCTGCGCCTTTATAGACAGGCGGTTTCCAGTTATAGGCCAGGATGTCACCAGGCCTTGAGTCACCGGTGATACCCAGCAGGTACTTACCAACGGAGATTATCTTTGGCGTGGATGTACTTACGGTACGTAAGTTATCCTCGGTGATTTGAGAATCGGCTGCAATTACACAGCGGTCCTCTAATTGGACTGCAGCTATTGTTGTCATAGTTAGAAAATTTTACCCTCTCTACGGCGTGTCGCCACTGCGACACTCCCATCGGATTTCTATAATATGAGCCGTAGGCGAATTACAGATACGGTAACCGAGGCGGCGCTGAAAGCGCCGAGGCGACTGACCACAGGAAGGAGCCGTCCTGAGCAATGCTGTTCCGTCTACTTAGGCTGCGGAAAAATAGCCTACCACCAATACAGGCCTCTGACTTAAGAGGCGTTGGTCCAACCCATCAATGCGTCTGCGGATGTACAGTCTTTAGTACATATGTCCAGTTTGATAACTATGAAATCTGCTGGTATGCCCTAGATGTACAGTGTGCCAACTGTGGCAACCTACTCAAAGCTCCTTGCCCAATAGACAATCCCGATATTCAGGCATAAAAAATAAGCCCCCATCCCGTTAGGGACAGGGGCCTTTTCGCCTCGCGCTACTGAATTACTTTCTGCCGAATTCCTTCGCAGATGGGTCTAGCCACTTAAGAACTGGACCAAGGAATCCTGCTAGAGCTGCTGCTCCGAGGGTCTTAAGGTCTGTTTCTCCTGCTAGGTACAATGCAATAGCAGCGGATGCTGCAGCACGGAACCAAGTAAGTGATACTTGTTTTAGAGTTTCCATTTATACTGCCTTTCGTTTTGTATTGTGAACCTTGCAGCAGGTACAGATTTCTGGCTCTGCTACTTTCTTCTTCGGCTTAGGCTGTAACTTAGCCTTTACCTGATTCACAATCTTCGGTTGATTCATCCACCAGAACCAAGGGCTAGTGTCACCAGCCATATCAGGTTCAATAGATATATGTAAATGCTTAGTGTGAGGATTACTGCCACTGTAAGGGCGATTGCCCAAGCGCTTCTTTTCCCTAGACCATATCTTCTTGTTAAAGATGAGATACTTAACCCTCTTATCTTCTTTAAGTTTTTCAAAAATAACTGCACAGTCTACCCCATTTTCTGGGTCGTGGGTTAAATCAACAGCAAGACCCGTGTTGTGGTCGCTGGTTGGACTGGCCTTGAGATGTGCCAATGATGGCAACAATCCGTCTGACAACTTCTTGCGCTTCGGCCACAACGCTGTCGCTTGGCGTAGAACAGCAATAGCAGCAGGACTGGCTGTCTTTGCAACTTTCGGTTTCATTCATCTCCTTATTGCTGCCTGTACAATGTCAGTTAAAATGTCAACCTTTTGTTCCAGTGCGTTTACCTTGTCTTTAAGACTGCCTCCGCCGTTGGGCTTGAGTTCATATAGGTAATGTTTCACTAACCATCTCACAGCGCCTGCAAAGGCTGCTACAAGGGTTACTATGGCTACGGCAAGGGCTGCCCATTCAGTAGGTTGCATTTATACGCTCCGGATTGTGACTATCAAGATTCCGCCGAATCCGGAGAATCTTTTATCGGTAGGGGTTCGGTTGATAAAGTCCATCTCTTCAATCAACCCAATGTAAGACTCGCCTGTACGGAAGTCTTCGATACGGATGGAATCTCCTGCATTTTCTACGGCTTCTAGTTGTTCCATACGGTCCCAAGCGCGGCCCTCATAGCCAACCATTACGCCGAACTTATCCGACTCTCTGTCAAAGCAGAGCAGCGGATATTGAATCAATCTCTGACGAGGTACCGCTGGCAAAGCCTTGAGTTGGTAGCCAGTAAGTAGTGGTCCTTTTGTGTTGTCAGTTGTACTGCGGGTCATTGTGAACTTATAGCCCACATACTCTTGTGGTCCTACTGGGTACTGGGTATTAACCTCTTGAATCACACCAGTCTGGGCAAAGGTACCTAAGTCATACTCAGTTCCTGCAGAGTCTACTGACTTGATGTTTAGTCCACCGTTAGTAGAATCAAAGCGAGGGAACAAGACTTTGAATAGCTTGTTCTCGGTGGTGTTGTAGCGGATATAACCAGTCTGTAGGTAACCCTCTGCTACTAGTCTTCCACCATCAGCAGTCTCAATATAGACGCTACCATTGGTAGTAGTCTTGTTAGTGCAGAATGCTATACGGTCAGTTCCGTTGATAAAAGCACAGGCTGTTGTGTAACGGTTAGTTGTACCGTTGTAGTAGGTATCCCAAGCATATGGGAAAATCAACTGACCCAACGGTTGACCTAAGTCAATGCGGGTAGTTCCAGGAAAACCATCTACGTTAGTAGCGGCCCAGACATATCTATCACGGGCAGCAAAGTCATAGACTGGTTGCTCTGAGATAAACAGCAGCGCTCCATATGATAATGAACCATCATCAGATACTGCAGCTACACGTACACCCTTGGTGGTACCGATTAGCATATAGCCAAGGTAGTAATAAATCTTGTAGATTAACTCACCGCTAGGCATCTCAGCGGCGGTAATAGCACTGGTCAGAGTAGGCATAGCACCGGCAGAAGACAGAGTAAACTTCTGGATGTTGGACTGTGAACCTGAGAATCCAGTTACATAGATAGCTGCACCTGATGAGGTAATGCTGGTGTAGTTAAAGTCATCTACTGGGTGGGTATAGACAGCAGTAGGTAGAGATGTAGCAGTAGTTGAAATTTCAAATACTTTGTTATTGATACAGGCTACGATACGCTCTTTAGTAAACTCTATAACAGCATTGTTTACCACAATGCTTGAGTCTTTCCACATCTGGGTGGCAGCAGCGCTAGAGTCAATAGGGCGCTTATACATAGCAGTCTTATCTACGCCAGAATCTACAATCTTGGTTAGCCAGTAAACGTATACACCGTCATCACACATTGCATAGACTGGGTAATCAACACCAGCGTTGTAATCTACAAAGTGTTCTATCTCTGAGGTAAAGGTTCCTGTTGCTGCAGTTGATGTTACGTTTGCCGCAGTCTTGGCATATGAGAATGTGGTGCTAGTAACGGCAGTAATGGTATAGGTACCGTTAAAGGTGGCATCTACTCCAGCAACTGTTACCTCAAAGCCTACGGCTAGGCCGTGAGCAGCGGATGTGGTAAGTGTAGCTACGTTGCTGGTTAGAGCCTTGTTGGTAATGTTTCCACTGATAGTAGGAAATATCTTGTCGATATCATACTCATCCCAGAGTAATACACCATCATAGGTGTTACCGCTTTGTACCCACTTAGCTGAACGCAAATGCTGGTTAGGTCTGTTGTTAGACTTGAGTTGTCCGGTGGTAACGTGGCTAACGTCAACATCATTGATGAGGGTTACTTGACCCTTCTCCCAGACGTTAACACCTTTGCTCTCGGTGTACTGAAAGCGCAGTCCTTCATCTTGAGCTGGCTCAAAGTATTTAATGCCCTGCCCGAAGTGAAAAGATGACTGTGAGCGTAGCCACCAGCCGGTAAGGGTTTGCTCACCAGGTTCTCTAGACTGGTCAATCTGCTGCTTGCGGTACTGCGCTGTTACTCGGCGGTAAGGGTTATCATCACCTGAGTTAAGAAAGAATGGCAAGCCGTTAATGGCTATGTCATATGACTCACCGGATGCTTGATAAGTAGCAGACCCAGATGGGTTAGAAAGTACGAAGGGAATCCCTTCAGTGATATCGTCACCATAAGGTGCCACTGTTTACTCCTTTGTAAAGTTTATTTACGCGCCGACAAGTGCTGCTACTTCAAGGTCTGATAATCCCAGAGCCTTGAGTTTGTCCTGTGCTGCCTGCTTGAGAGCAGCCTTTTGTGCCGCCTCTTGCTCTGCTGCCAAGCGGTCAGCCTCTGCCTGTGCCGCTGCTGCTTCTAGTTCAGCGATTTCTTCTGCAGTGAGAGGGACAACTGTCTGTTCTCCTGTGCTGCAATCTACGATTACTTTTTCCATTTGTTTTCCTAACTGTTCTTGATGCCGTATAAGAAGAAGGAACTGCCAGATACAAAGTTTGATGAATTACCATCTAAGGTAATAGATGTAATTGCTGCAGTGTTAGACCATAAATCTGCTTGAGCTGTGATATAAGCAGTTGTTGTATTGTTTTCGTGTGCCAACGATAAAGATGTTGGTTTATTTTGTGATGCAGTATATGAAGGAATGTATAATTCATTATTAGCAAATGTATTTGATGTAGCATCAGCAGAATCTGAACCAAATGTCCAGATAAAATATGCTTGATTTGAACTGCGACTAGAAGCAGCCGTTGCGCCATCACCGTAAACTCTTGTCCTTGAATATCCTGAGCTTGCACCATTGAATGTAACAAGTAAGTTATTGTATGTCACCCCAGTGTTGCTAGTTCTTACTGACATTTTCAACACCAAATCAGTATAAGTACCAGGTATGCTGCTAAATGTCACCGATGCGGCAGTAGTGCTAAGCGTATTGGATGCAATAAGTTGATAAGTGTTAGCCACGATGTCCCTTTCCTAAGCCCGAAGGATGCCATAGAGTGTGGCGGTTGTGCCAGATGCCCAACCAAAACCCGCGCCACCGTCTGTGATTGTTATTCCAGTAATAGCAGACGTTGAACGCCATAAACTAACAATTCTTCCAACACCACCACTACCATTTTTGTCAGTAGATGTCGTGGTTAGAATAGTCTTGTTAGTAGAGCCAGCATAAGAAAACAAATCTATTGTAATCATAGTGAAAATAGTGTTATTGGGGTACGCACCAGCAGATGCTATGAATCTAGTTGAATTGCTATTTCTTCCGCTTGAAGCAGAAGTGCCGTTTCCTTCTAAAGTTGTAGATGAATAGTTACCACTGGT